TGACAGGTAAATTTCCCCGGCGTGGCCGTAGTTGTCGTTCAATTGATGGTCGAACATCTCTTTGCCTCGGGCCACACCGATCACGTCGTTGGGCTCTATCTTGTACTCAAGCAACCGCACTGACTCACCGTCTGGGGTGTTTTTCAACAAACCCAATTTTTCGTAGAAGCTGGCGTTGGATGAGCACAGCGTCATGTTCTTCCATGACGTGTTGTTGATCCGCAGTGCGTTGGTCTGGGACATTTGCCTGTTCTTGCCCCGTCCGTGGCTGATGCCGTATGCCAAGTCCGAGAAGTCTTTCGGCGACATGTTGGTGATCTCGTCGATCGTGTTGGGTATGTTGTTCATCACCCCCAGTTGCTGCATCTTGGCGTTGAGCGTGTCCTTCTCGATTGCCATTAACTCTTTGGGCTGGCCATAAACGCTGTTGCACATACGCAAGATGGTGGACTTCCCTGACCCGGCGTGTTCGTAGATCACGTTGATGATCGCACCATCCAATCCAGTGAATCCCATTAGTGGGGCGCCAAATGCAGTTAATGCTCCAAAAGCATGAGGCTCCATGCCGGGGAGGCCGTACAGATTAAAAACCTCTTTCCACTTGTCAAAATCGCCCTTGGGGTGAATCTTGCTGGCGAAAAACTCGGTTGTCGATGACGGCGGGCTGTAAAACGTGCCGTCTTTTGTGATCTCCCGGTCGCCCATGATAAATTTGCTGTCTCCCTCTACCCATCCAAATTGTGTTCTCATGATGTCTGCTTTCTTTGCGTACTGCAAGTTTTTTACTGATGTGATGACAAACGTCGCCAAGTTTTCGTATTGTTTGTGGTGTGCCATCACGCCTTGTTGAGCAAGCTGTTTGCGTAACTCATCCTTCGATGAAATAGCGGCGGTGGTGACTGAAAATTCTTTGACTCCATCGTGGGGCAGGTGCAGTCTAAACAACGCAACCTCACCCAACTCCTTGTCCCGCATACGTTTGACCACATACAGGTCATGCTCGTACACCAGCTTCGGCTCCGCCTCTTCATCCTCTTGAACTGGGCGCACATAGATGCCGCCGTTCTTGCCCCGAAAGAATGGAAATGGATACTCTGGAATCGTGTATTTCTGTTCCCCACCGTCCTCTTCTTCGACGGTTACTTCGTTGTCGGCCTCGTCGGCTTCTTCTATTTCTATGCCCAAAACAATGGGCGACTTGATCTTGCCTTTGTGGATGCACCCATCGCATCCGGTCGGATTACGCTCCTCAAATGTCGTGCAGTGATGCGGCCCACCACGCTTTCTGATGTTCATCAGTTTCAAGTCAACCTCTGTCGGGTCGTAATCTGGATACTGATCTGACATTTTGTGCGCAGCCTTGTCGCCATCTACACAAAACGCAGTAATCGAAAGCGCCGACTGCCACAACGGCTCGTCAAGTTCGGCTTGATTTGCAAAACAGTAATTGAGTTGCGGGCAACCGTTCTCTGCTTTGAGCATGATGGCTTTGAACCGCTTGACCTTGTTGGCCATCAGTGCTTCCATCATCGGACTGATCGAGCTTGGGATGAAGTCGGGCTTGTCTTCTTCGGGTTCAGGTTCGGGTGCTCCCAGCAACTCCCGTACTTGCGCCACTGTCATCCTCGGTGAGACTTCGTTCCACATGCTGATTGGCTTGGTCTCCAAACCTTTCTTGTAGTTCAATGTTCCAGGCGGGCGCAAAATGCGCGATGCCTCAAACACCTTCTCATCAACAATCAGCCCGTGCTCTTTACACAGTTGTTTTAGTCGCTTGGCCAGAGGTTCCCACTCGGTGCGGGTCAGTGTCTCTTCAAGCAACCAGTAAGCGTGAATACCGTTTCCAGAATTCACCAGTATCGGTCTAGGTAAGCCGACTGTCTTGCAAAACTTCTTGAACTTGTCCAGCCCTGTCTGCTGGTCGATGTAGCCTTCAATCTTTCCTTTGGAATTGGGTACACCTTTGGTCGGGCCGCAGTCAATGTCCAGCCATAAGGCGCGGACAAAAGCTACGTTCTCATGCGTTCTGTTGTTCAGTGGACCAAACTTGGCACACCCAAAATACGCATTGACCTGCTGCTGTTTAAATTCCTCGATAAGTTCTTCGGCTTGTTCCCTCGTATCTGCAAAGCGTTGGTCTACATAGTCCCCAATCCCAACCACGCAGTACCGCCCATCCGTAGGCAGCACGGTGTCGAGTAGATCAAAGTCGGACATGTTATTTGCGCTTCTTGTGTCGCGCTATGAATCGTTCGATCTGTTCGTTGTGAGCGCGGATTGGGACGGTGACGCCCCAAAACCAGTTGTAAATCGTGGAGCGACTTACCCCCAGTGTTTCCGCAATGATGCCCACGGGAATCCCGTTCTCGATACACAGACGGCCCAAGGCTACGCCCAGAGACTCGGCATCGGCTTTTTTGTTGGCCTCCACCAAGTTCTGGCTGTAACCATAGCTCATGTTTATTCCTCGTCAGTCCATGCCGCAACCACAGAGTCCAAATTTTTCTTGGCAGTGGGTGCAGGGGTTTCAGCTTTCTTTGACTCGCGCTTCTTGGGCTCGTCAACCTCGGGTTCGGCGGCGGCTTGTGGAGCGGGGGTAGGAGCAGCGGCGGCTAACTTAGGCGCACGACCAGACATGTCTGCCTGATACGGGGTCATCGTCACCATCTTCTGCACCTCGGGCTTGGCGGCAACCTTGCTGGTCACTTCGTACTGCGCTTTGTCAATGAAACGCACAGGTGTAAACAACACAGATTGGTTGTCGTTGTCTTCGTTGAAGCTCATCTGGGTAACCACGTAGTCCAAGCTCTTGCCGTTGTTGGCCAAATACTTGGTGTAGTTCTCAAACGTGTGGGTGTTGTCACCGACACCTTCGCCAAACAAAGACTTGGAAGCCAAGTTCATTTGGTACACCTCACCTTCGAGCGAAGTGCCAAAGTCCTCAACCAACGCCACAGCAATGCGGCGGGTGTAGCGGCAAGCCTTGGAGTTACCCATGCCTGAACCTTTGATGTTCTGTTGGCATGAATCACAACGATCAGACTGCTTGTTGACAGACCCCGCATCAGGCGCATTGCCGTCATTGGAGAAGCAATCAGGTGCAGTCGGCTCGGCATCGGGGGTCCACTGCTTCACGTAGAAGATGCGGCCCACTTTGGGGGAGGCGCTGACAACGATAACGTCCATCGTGCCTTTCACTTTGCCCATCTCCTCGCCACCGACAACCTTGCGGAAGATGCCGTTCTTGGGGACGATGCGCTTAGTGCCAGTACGGCCAGCGAGTTGTTTGGTGAGGTCACTGACTCCAGCAGTTTGCAGGAAGTCGGGGAGGTCTTGGTTCAATAAAGCGATGTTGCTCATTTCAATTTTCCTTTGCGCGTCTAACAACCACGGTGTATGTGTTTTCGACATTCATCCCTTTCGGGTAAAGGTCTGGATTCTCTCCAAGAAACTCCTTCATGTGTGTTTGATGAATTCGTTTCTCTAGCAGGCCGAATGCACTGGTCTCCTCTATGAAGGTGTACATTGAATCCCAATCATTCGTCCAGTACCGTGACTTAACCGATCGAATAATTGTGCCGTGCGGGGTGCGCATACTCTCAACGCCCATAGACTTGCATGTATCGAGCATTTCTGTCTCGATCAAGCCCATTTGCTCTTCAAGTTCTGCGTGTTCTTTTTTGTATTTCGCCGTGAGGTCATCACGGGCATCTCGTATCCTCAAGTAAACCTTTGTCAAGTTATTGAGGTCTGGTGTAGAGGTGACTACCTCCTGAACTGCTTCGTCCATGTGTTCGCTCCTGTTGTTGTGGGGATTAGTTTAGCACAAGATTGTACATTGTCAAGTCTCTTGTGAAGAAATTTCTTGACGGTACAAATCAATCACTTGCTGGTGGTTGGCGATGTTGCCCCGCAGTAGCGAGTACATCCGGGTTTCCACCTGACTGCCAGTGATATGCACGATGGTCATTGGGTTGACCTGACCGGGGCGATCAATACGGGCATTGGCTTGCAGGTACGTCTCTACGCTGGTGCAGGGAGCGTACCAAATAATTGTGTCGGCGGCGGTTAGGGTAAGCCCGTGGGATGCGGCCATTGGTTGAATGACAAGCACTTTTGGGTCGGGCTGACTCTGAAACCGCTGGACAATATCCGAGCGCCGATTAACCGACACTGCGCCGTTGATAACGTCACACGTTATGCCGTTCTTGATTAGATGCTTGGCCAACACTTCGATGGAGTGAGTGAACGGCACAAAGATCAGCACCTTGTTGCTCGACTCATCAACGACTTCTTGCACCACATTTAAACGGTTGGATACATCAAAGTCCACCACCTCGCCGTTGTCGGTGTAGATGGAGCCGCAAGCGATCTGGAGCAGTTTGTTGATCTTCACAGCCGCATTGACCGCAGAGACTTCTTCCCCTGCCGCTTCGATCAGCATCTCGTCCTTGAGGCGCTTGTAAAAACTCTTTTGCTGTGCCGTCATTGGGGCTTCGCGCTCGGTGAAAGTCACCGGGGGCAGGTCTAGGCACTGCTTCTTCTCAAAACGTATGGCTGGTTGTAGGATGGTATGGACAATCTGGGACGCATCCGGCTTTGGGAGCCACCGATACATGCTGACCTTGTTCATGACCTTATCGCGGAACTGCCCAAAAAACATTGGCACCCCGCTGGGGTTGACCAGCTTTGCCAGTCCGTAAGCATCCACAGGTGATTGAGCAGCGGGCGTACCCGTGAGCATCCACAGTCCTTTGACGGCCCGTGTCAAATCGCGCAGGTCTTTCCACCGCACAGTCTGGGCGTTCTTGTAGGCTGATGCCTCGTCCACCACAATGAGATCGAAACCGCCGTCCATGATCTGCTTTTTGATGATGCCAACACCATCAAAGTTAACGACAACGAACTCGGCCCCAGCCTCAACAATCTCTTTGCGCTTCTTGGCTGAGCCATGCGCAACGGCCACTGTACGGTGGATGGCAAATTTGAACAAGTCGGCTTGCCACGCTGACTTCATGATGGACAGTGGACAAATCACTAACACTCGTTTGACCAAACCCAACTTCATCAAATAATCTACAGCCCAGATCACGGATGCTGTCTTGCCCGTGCCCTGCTCGTTAAAACAAAACGCTTTACGCTGATTCGCTAAAAACTCTGCTGTGACCTTCTGATGCGCGAACGGTGTGAACCCCGGAGGCCGGGGCCACTCATACTCTGATAGATTCATTTTTTCTTACGTTCCTTCGTACTGACTTCTGATACAACTTTGTGGTTTGACCCGCGCTTGAATGATCTATTCGTGCTCGGGGCTTCCAAGCGTACACCATTTTTATTGGAACCGCCTTTGGACAAGGCGACGCGGTGCGCAACATCTTTGCCTTCTCTGATATCTGCACGTCCATCGCCGTTGGCGTCAGTGTTTTTGTTGTCGATGTTTTCTCTGGCGCGTTGCCGTTCCAACCTTGCTCGGCCTTCGCCTCGGGCAAGTTGCTGTTGGTATTCTTTTTTGTATGGGCGGGGTTTGTTAACGTATGGCATTTGGGTTTCCTATGCTGTGGGTGTTAAGGTCTTCGTTTGTCATGCTAACTCCTGTTGTACTCACATTGCCGCACTGAGCAGAATTTGCACAGTGGCCCTTGGATGGGGTTCCACACCCCGTTTTTCAGTGCCGCCTCTATACGGGCAACATCTTGCGCTGGCTTCTCCACGTACTTGGGCATCATCTCCCGATAGTGGGTGGCCTTCACAAACTCTTTACTCACCACGAAGATCAAAGCTGACTTCACCTTGTTGATCTGCGGAAACTTGGCAAAAAGGCCAGCCGCCACAAGATCGAGTTGCTTGACGTCCGCATACCGCGCACTCTTGCTGGTCTTGTAGTCCACTGAGTGCGCCAACTGTTTCTCCTCGTTGATGACTACCAAATCGGCTATGCCATGCCACCATACATTCGGTGCGCTGAAATCGCATGACTCCAAGTTCTTCGTTAAGCCCAACTTGACTTCGCATAGCTTCTTTCCTTGGATTACATCCAATGTCTCTAATACTGGCAACATGTACTTAAATGTGGGTGGGACAGGCTTGCCGTCTCGGATGTATTCCTCTGCCACAGTATGGGCAGTCTTGCCGTACAACGTCGCCTGTGTGTCGGGTTCAACAATATCCTTGGCTATCTTGGTGTGATAGTACTTTTTGGGGCATTGCTGAAATGTTTTCAGGCTGCTGAACGACCAGACGATGCTCATGCTGTTTCCTCTACCAAGTAAGCTTCGCGTTGACGGGGTTCCCCGTTGCCACGCACAAATGAATTCCACCAATAGATACCGCTCTTGCGTTGCTTGAAGTGGCCCCGCACATAGTGGGCTGAAATATCTAAACGGCGACTGACGACACCATCGGTGGTGGCGCTCTCAATTTCTTTCAAATGCAATAACGTGTACGCACTAGCAGAGCACGCTTTCTGTTTTTTACCTCCAAGCTTTGCGCCTTTAGGCGGTGTCCGTGCGGGAACCTTAGTCCAACCTACCCCGCTCTTACAGCTAAGCAAAAGATAGGAGGCAAACATAAGGCATGGGATTTCTGTGGCGGATTCCCTGATGTGCTGTTGTGTTTCAGGTGCGTGGAATATCCGCGCCAAGCGTTCAGGTGCGACCCCCGCTTTTTCTGCGGCTACGATAAACGCTGGGCATGGAATGAGGTTGCAATCAACAGCGCCTTCTCCGTCGGCCTTAGAGCTAAGAGACACTTTAAACGCGCCAAGGGCATCCATACCAAACAAAAATGTAAAGAAGCTGTGCTGAATGCGACCGTCAACAAACTCCCAGTATGGCAAGCAAGTGAACACACCTTCACTAAGCTCATGGATATATGCGCCAATGCGTGTTATCTCCACGATGCCATTGATGGTTCCGCTATCGCGTAGTTTGCGAATGTCCTCTGTTAGCGGATACTCGATCACCGTATGCGGGTACGGCATGTGCAACTCAGCGAGGCTGGGCATCTTGAAAGACTTTGAACGTACAAGCATCTCGGCGCTTAACGCAACTTCGGGCGACAGAATAAATGTCTGCACGTCCTTCTTTGGTGCGTTGTGTCGGAACTCAATCGGCACCCCAAACTCATTGGAAGTGACACGATCAAAAAACTTGTCGATCAGTGGTTTATTCACCTGCCCGCTCCTTCATCTCTTTGATCGCGTTCAACATCAGCTTGACCTCGGCCATCGCTTTGAGCGTGTGCTCAATGGCTTCGTCATATCCACGGTCAAGCATCGCATCATGTGCGTCCTTCAAGGCGCGTTCTGCCATCATGCAGGGGTAGGCGTAATCAACCATTAGTTCTCCTTTAACAATCACCATAACTTTGTCCATATCCAGCCTCACAGTTCAAAGGTAACTCGGGAGCCCACGCAGGGCGTAGGCGCATACACAACTCAACAAACTCTTTGGCGGTTTCAGCCTCGGCCTCGGGCACGATGCAGGCAATGGCGTCATGCACCGTCATCACTACTCGGTACTTCTTTGCAATCATCAGCATCTGCTCACCGATCACAATCCGGGCCAACGCTTGGCACACGTTCTCGACAACCTTGCCGCCGTAAATTCGATTGGGGATGATTGCTCTGCCCTTCTTGGTGTCGTAGACAATCTCGGCTTTGCCTTCCTCATTCTCGTATAGGCGCAAGTTCGGATACCGCAGGCGCAAACCATTGGGAAGAATAATACCGTTGTCGCCCTCAACCACCAACAGATCGTTCCGCCCTAAAGTGGTGTGCTGTTTCTGTAATATGGCTTTGAGGGCTTGACCCGCAGACTTCCACAGTTCGGGAATCATGGGGTACGTCAGTCGGTATGTGTCGATAATCCTCTTCGCTTCCGCGAGTTCGATATCCACGCCAAAGTTTTTAAGTTGCGTTTGAAACTTAGCCGCGCCCATGCCGTACCCCGCCCCAAGAATGGTTGTCTTACCCACGAACCGCTCGTCCTTGGAAATTTGCGCAGTCGCCTTGCCATATATAGCCGATGCCATGATTTTGTATACGTCCTCGCCACGATCAAATGCCTCCACTAAGTCGTCTTGCCCAGCCAGCCATGCCAGCGTCCGTGCTTCAATTTGAGATGAGTCAGAGTCCAGCATCACGTACCCTTGTGGGGCAACTATGCAGTATTTGAGGGTGGAGTCACGCCCCAAGTTTTGTAAGTTGATCTTGTCATCCCCACCCCAACGCCCAGTATGCGCGGCGTAGTACCGCAGGGGTACAGGCAATGCGCCTCGCTTGGCAATCCCAATGAACCGCTCGGTGCGAGTCTCCTCAATCGTTGACTTTGTGCCTAGCCTAGCCGCCACAACCGCTTGCACTGTGGGGTCGTGGTGCTCCAACAATGCTTTGAAGTCCTCGTCGCTTTTTGCAAACGCATAGGTCTGCTTTCCTGTGGTCACACTCTTCTTCATGGGCGGCTCAACACCCATGCTTCGGAGCAAATCGGCAAACTGTGGGTTGCTCATCAAAGTGTCCTTGTCAAACTTCTTTAACAAATCAGCTTTTTGTTTCTGTACTTCTTCCAGATGACTAGCCAGCAGAATCCAATCCAACTCCAACACAGGGTCGGTGAACATCTGGACGGTCAAGTCGATCAGCCGCAACTCAACCTTTGGGAAGTTCTCGCTCATGGCATTGAACAGCGCCCATGTCAGGGTCACGTCATTCGCGCAGTAGCCTCCATAGTCGGCCAACTCCTCGGGCGTGAAGTCCTTGCGGAAATAGTTGATGTACTTTGCAACCTGCTCACCCTTGACACCCAACCCATAGTGGGAGGCTAAGACCGCAAGACTCCCGCCAACCTCAGTCCCATGCAGGGCGCGTCCCATGCTCAGCGTATCCAGAAAGCCTTTCGGCTTCATGCCAAAAATCCAATTAAGGATGGCTCCATCGAACGGCGCGTTGTGCGCTAAGACCAAATGATTGGGCAAATCAAAGGGGGTGAGGAACTGGTGCAACTCTTGGTGGCTCCCGCTGAACCAAATGGGTACGCCGTCGTTTATCTGTACTGCAACACCGATAACCTCAAACCTCGGGTCCCTGATGTATTCCTCAGTGGTCTGCTTGGCAAACCCAAGGTCACCGCCGTAAGCGGTCTCAAAATCAATGGTGAGGATGTTCACGCGAAACACTCCGATATAACATTTGTTAGATACTCTAAGTTGTTCTCGCGGATGATGAGCGTGTATCCACCAGCCCTGTTTATGTCGCTCAAATTTTTTAGTTGTAGTGCGGTGACTTCGCCCTTACCTGCTTTGGCTTCGATAGCCACAAACTTGCCGTTCACACAGCAAAGGAAGTCGGGCACACCGCTATTGCCGTAGCCAGTGCCGATGGGCATGGCGTAGTAGATGCTATGGGCTTTGAGGATTGCCTTGATCTTTGTCTTGACCTTGGCTTCGGGGGTGGTTGCCATCTGATACTCCAGTTGTTTTCAAGCCCTCATAGTACCACAACCTTGTACTTTGTCAACACCCAGACGAAAAAAAGCCGCCCGAAGGCGGCTAGGATTTACCCTTGGTCTAACAAATGTTAGATCGCTGTCACTTCCTGTTCTGTGCCAGGATTGTGCAGATGGCTGTTTCGCCGTGGGTGTCTGCTTGGTACAGAGCACAGGTAGTCACCATTGGGTCGGCCCCATTGCTGACGGCCTTCTCCCACTTGTCGCGGCGGTCAAACCCTGACAGGGTGACGCACACCATCAGCGTTATAAAGAACGTCAGCACCATGCCCCATACGCAAAGCCAAAATTTCTGGTCGTTGTCCATCATGCCCCCGCTTTCTCAATGGCTCGGTCGATGTACCACTTGGCTTTCTGCAAGTCTTGCAGTCGGTTGCCTTTGTGGTCGGCGCGGGTGATGTACTTCACGGCATTGCCCAAGTGATACCCCAGTGCCTTCGCTTCGATGAAGTCGATGGTCTCGATTCCACCTATTTTGTAATGGGCAGGATGATTCACCGGATCAGCTTTTGGTGCTTCGGGTTTGACGCACTCAGGGTTGATCGTGTCCAGTACGGACTGTGGTTCTTCTATGGTGATCTCAGGGTTCAGTATGGACTTGTTGCTTGTGAACGCCGCTATCCGTTTGAATTTCCCTGCGAGGGGCTTCGCCTTAATGGTCTTCTTGTCCATCTCTCGCTTCACCATGTACGCAACCTGATACGTGGTCTTGAATTTCTTCGCTACCTCTACAGGCGTGGCACTGGGATTACCGTTGTAGTACTGACGCATCAGGGATGCGCGGGATACCTTCTTTGCTTTTTTAGCTGTTGCCATTGTTTGCTCCTTGCATTTGGCTGTTGATGTACTCGGTAAGAATTTCTCTCATCTTGGCTTGCTTTGTATACGGATATTTGGTGTTGAAATAATCCATCACCTCCTTTGGTAGACGCAAGCTCGTGCAAAAAAGTGGCGGTTTCTTACCCAACCCCCGCCCCTTCTTTGGCTTTATCAGTTTCAGTTCCTCAATTCCCGTTGTCATTCGCTAATCTCCTTTGCTTCTTAAAAAAATACTTGATTACCTGCAAGTTCACGCCGAACCGCTCGGCGATCTCTCGCATTGATACTCCCTGCTTGTGTAGGCTCAAGGCTCTTCGCTCGTCGATCAGTGTTGGTTTACGTCCACTCCCCGGTCTTGTGCCCCCTTTCATTTGCTTCTCCTTGTATTCTGTTCTGCGTTGTTTGATATGCGGGATGCTTTCGTGGTCAGGCCACGCT